AAATAAAGCGCTGAAATCAACTGTAAACGTGCTTGAGTCATCTCTACTGAATGTAGCAATACCTGTGTTTGAATCTAATGTACCACTAGTAAGTCTAGCTAGGTTAGTATCATCTAAGTATAATGAAAGATCTAATTCTGTTACAGTACCCGTTTCATCACGGTATGATAAAATATTACTAGCAAGAGATAACTCTGTTAGTGTTTCTGAAGTTAAATATCTTCCATCAAGGTCTACGGTAAGATCCGTTAATCCTTGACGTGTAGCAGTAAGAACACCATTACCCGTATTAAAGGATAGCCCAGTAAGATAATTATTAGTAGTTGATATTGTTCCGGGAACCCAGTTAGTACCATCCCATACAAGAGCTTCACCATTAGATGGAGTGCTTGTTACAGTATCTACATCTGAAAGCTCATTTATACCTCCTACTGAAGATTTAATTTGTTGTGTAGGATCAGAGGCATAAACAATAAAACTAAACTCAGAAAAGCTGCTTGGTGTTCTACTTTGAGAATTATCATAAAATTCAGCTCTAAATCCTGTTGTAGTTTTATTTGAAATACCAACAAAGAAATCATCAAATACCTCTGAATCTGTAATTATTATATAATTAGTATCTGGCTGAGCAGTAGTAAATGTAAAATCTAATGAAGAATTAGAAGAGTTCCAGTTTGACCAACTTATTCCTATGCCAGAACCATTATTAGTAGTATTAACACTTGCAATTGCAAACGGTACAATAGCCGCTGCTGTTGCATTAGCTGTGTCGTTGCTTGTTGATACAACCCACTCTTGATTTATAGAATCGTATTTAAGAACGGCGTTATTAGTTAATCCTGTAAGATCTACATCTGTTAAGTCTGATATAGCTGATACAGTATTAAGAGATGATAGATCTATGCTACCAGCAAAAGCATTACCCGTTCCTGTAAAATCTAAACTATTACCATTAAGATTAATATCAGAAATATAATCAATAGATCCGGTAGCTGTAGAGTTAATGGTAACTATTCCTCCTGCACCATAACTTACGCTAATATCGGTGCCAGCAACAATATCTAAGTTACCACCAGATTGTACAGTAGTACGCTGTACACCGTTAGTCTTTAAGTTCCAGCTAACATAATTATCATAAGTTGCAGAACTATATGCTAATGATCCTAGTAATGTAGGAGTAGCTACTCCATTTGCATTACCTACCCAAGCATGTCCTTGAGGAATATTAGGTACATCATTAGATCTACCTACACCCGTTACAATACCTCCACCATTAGTATTATGTTGTTTAGTAACAACACCTAAGTTTTGAATTAGATCCGTTCCAGTAGGTTTAATATCAGTCCAACCACCACCAGGTGCTACATATACTGTAGTTCCTGAAGGGTATAAAGAGGTGTCTATTCCTGTTATTTCACCATATGCTACAGCGCGGCCTTCTGCTTCTTCTGCTATATCCTCATCTGCAATAAATAAGGCAGGCATAAGAGCAGGGTCAGAAGCATCTGCAGGAATAACATCAGAAACATTACCTGCTGTTTGCCCAATAACAACAGCAAGAGGTGTACCTTTAAGGATTAAAACTCCGCTTACGTTTCTTACACTAGCATATACTGTTTCAACATCCGTAAGTTGTGTTTGTAGTGAGGATAAATCTAAGGATCCTGCAAACCCACTACCTACCGCAGTAAAGTCTAAACTGTTACCGTTAAGTGTTACATCAGATACATAACCGTCTGTATCTGTATTTATATCTGTCCAAGAAGCAGTAATAGTACTACCGTCTCCTTGTGTCAATGTCAATGTTTTTGTTGATGTACCTGAAACCGCTGCTGCAGTAATTCTATCATTAAATGCAGTATTCCAGTTACTATCATTATACCCACTAGCAGTAATAGTACCAGGGATAACAATATTAGCAGAACTATCAATCTCTATAGGATTAGCAAAGTTCCCTAACTTAATGGTATTATCTGCAAAGACTTCAATAACTGGTAAACCTGCAATAGTGTTTACACTAAATAAAGAATCCGACAGATCATCTGTTACAGTAAATAGTCTACCATTAGTACCATCTACTGTTAAAAGTTCTTGACCAGCTGTAGTACCAATTACATTAACTGTACCTACACCAATCGTGTTTGTTGTTACTCCATCTCTGGAAGTAACTGTGTCTAAAGTATCTGACTCGCTAGTCAAATATCTGTTATCAAGATCTACTGTAATATTAGATAGACCTTCTCTCCCTAGTGTAAGAACACCAGTTGAAGTACTAAAACTAGCTGAGTTTAAATAGTTATTAGTACCTGTAAGTCTAATCTCAGAATCAGAAACTCTTGATACAGCAACAGATCCTGTAGCAGAAATTGCAACATCTTCTGTAGCACTACTGGATGCTAATCTAATAGTAGTTGTACCAACTGGTACTCTTAAACTGTATATGCTGTTAGTAGATACATGCGTTGTAACCCATTCTGTAGTAGCTAAAGCTGTTGAGTTATCTTCTGCACTTACTGTAACCCCAGTGGCGGTCCCCAATGTTGAGGAACCGCTCACTGTTAAGTTACAATCTACTAAAACATCACTAAGAAACTTCTTCATCTTAAGATATTTGTATAGTAGTAAAATTAATAATTATGCAGGTATTATGCTACCTTCATAACCATTACTTGCAATGCACCTTCTTCAGGAGCAACGCAGAAATCAAGTTCTACAGTATCTGGATCTACTCTACGTACATCACATTCAACTGTAGCACCTGTTGCAAGTTCCATAACCTGTACAATACAGAATACAGAGTTTAATGCATGGTTAATAGGCACAGTTGTACCGCCACCTGGTACAGGAGCTGTGTAGCGTAGTTTAGCAAGACTTGCTGGAGTTACTGCTCTAGCAGTATCTGTCATTGCATTAGTCTCACCAGCTGTAGCTAGTTCTACAATACCTTTATTAGATGCAGTTGCATCTTCACCACTAATAGTAATACTTGTTCCAGAACCTGAAGCATTAAGACCTTCACCAGCATTGATAGTAAGTTCTGAAGTTGCAGCAAGTGCAGTTGCAGTACCACCATCATCAGAGTATTTAAAGGTCATACCTGCAGCAACAATAGATGCAGTACTTCTTGTAGTAATAAGACCATTGCTGTCAATACCGACTAGAGATGCAGTGTTATCTTCTGATACATTACCAATTGTAAGAGTACCAGTGATTTCAGCATCACGGTCTGCAGTAAAGGCTCCTACATGCAAATCTACTGTGCTAGCAATAGCAACGTTTGCTGGATCTACAGTACCATCTTCATCACCTACATTAGCAAGATAGAATTTAGAATCTTCTTCTTTCCATACAACAGATACGTTACCTTGAGTAGCTCCACGTACAACAACCCAACCAGCATCATTAACAGCATCAAGACCTCTGTCCCAATCTTTGTTAAGAGTCAAGTAAGAATCACCAAGTTGTACAGTAGTTGATTCAATAGCAACATTAGTTTGAGAACCTACAACTGTAAGATCACCATTAACTGTCAAGTTACCACCAACTTCAGTGTTGTAACCAAGAGTTACTTTTTCTGAACCGTTACTTGTTGTAATATCAAGAATGCTATTAGAACCTTCTTTAATAGCAAACGCACTAGCAGTATCATCTAAAACACTTAGAGTACGTGCAGCAGTTGTTTCAAGATCGTGTGTACCAATGTTTTTAAGAGTACCGTCTTCTCCAAGACCTGTCAACACTCTGTACTCAAGAACACCATCGTCAGTAATAGTAACCAACTTAGACTCAGTAGTAGTCTCAAGCATTCCTTCCAAACGTGCAGGACCTGCAGCACCAGCATTACCAGTAACGTCAAGAGCATATTCACTTGAAATAAGTGATCCCTTGTTTACTTTAATACCCGCATTACCTGCAGTTGCATCAATTTGCAAGTAAGTAGAATCTGAAATACGGAATTGGAAATCACCTACATTGTGTGCAAAACGAATCTCACCAACAGGAGCTGTACCATCTTCAAACAAGATTTGACTTGAAGAACCATCCGATGTAGCACCCAAGTGAAGAGTACCTGTAGTAGAACCAGCAGTACCTAAGTAAAGGTCTTTTTCAATTTTTACACTACCAGCACCAGTTGCGTCAAATGTAAGATTGTGAGCACCTAATGTTACTGTACGAGCAGAAGTTAAACTTCCGTTAGTGTTGTAGAATGTTTCAAGGTACTCTGAGTCTTTAACAACGTAAAGAGAATCTTCACCGTTAACAGCAATTGTAGCACCATCTACATTTACATCAAGGGTAGTAGAGAATGCACCTCTTGTTACAGAAGCACTACCACTAAGAGCTGCACCAGCAGTAATCTCAACAGCAGTAATATCACCACCCATTGCTTGCCAGCTACTACCATTGTAGAAGTACATTTGACCATCACTCGTGTCAAAGTACACCTGACCATCAGCAGGAGCTGAAGGAGCAGTAGCTAAGTTGTGGATTGAAGCATTAATCAACTCACATTTTGAGAGATCAATACTAGTTAGAAATTTTTTAGCCATGACTAAACTTTATTTAATATATATTAATTTAACAATGCCTTCCCGGAAAAGGCTGAACAAAAAACAATCGTAATTTGGTTTAAAGAGTCTACTGTAACAGCACCCTCTACTTCTGTACCTCCTGAATCTATTACAGTTACAGAAGGTCTTTTATTTAAATTGTGATTAATTACCCAAGTATTAGAAGGTACATTCTGATTATGCTCATAACCACTTCTATATACTGCGGTAAGATTCTCACTATTTCTTCTTTGTATGGTAAACGTAGTATCTGTACCCTGATCAATAGTAATACCCACTACTGAATCATCATACGCTGCATTCCATCTTAAAACATCAGCAGGATCTGCTTCAGCTCTTACCCAATGATCATACTGCCATACATATAAAGCTGCTTGATCTAAATCCCATACAGCTAAACCAGAATGAGTAGCACCCAAAGACATAGCAAGTCTACCCTCAGTAGTCTTGTTCTGTATCCTTGCGTCTAGTAACTCATTCTTAGCAAGACTGATATTACTATAAAATATCTTTTTATTTTGTGCCATCTTAACTCAAGTAAGCGTAACCTGCAACAGGCTCACTAAATTCAACTTGAATAGTATTAATATCTACTACTCTAGTTACACCTTCAATTTCATTACCCTCCAAATCTGTTAGCAATTCATTACCAGGTACAAACTCTAATCCATGTTCAATAACCCAAATTGTAGCAGGAGTTTCTTGTGTAAATACAAACTTGTCTACAGCAGTGTTATCAATATTAATAATAGGATTCAAGTTGATTCTTGTAACTGCGCCCCCAGCATTAATCTCTATAATATTTTCATTTCCATCTACACCTGTATTATACACAACTCTTGCTGTTTTAGAAGAACTAGATGCAGCGTAACGATAATGAGAGTCATTAGATGAAATACCAGTCTTACCATCTACATAAACAGGAAGATTAGCAAAGTATCTAATTTGACTATCAGTTAACTCATCAGATCCTTTCATGTTATTCCATTCACATAGCATAAGCTCAGCTTCTAATAACTCAGCAGGTTTTACTTCACAACAAGGCTCAATACCATATCTCTCTTCTAAAAAGATATTGTATATAGAATCAGAGTACTTACTATATAATTTAGTAGTACTCTCTTTAAAACTTACAACCTTGCTTTTATTAGCCATCTTACTTTTGTTTGTTAAGTATCGTCTTTTGGTATGCTGCCATACAATTAGAACATACTTGTTTACCGTCTGATGCAGTTCTTTTTTGACAACCGCAACTAAGTTTTGATTTACAATTAGGACAAATAGCCATTTTGGTTTTAGCTTTTAAATTAAACACAAACTTTCTCTAATCTCTTTAGAGCATATATAAACAACTCATAACCTTCTTTAGGTTGATGCGTATATTCTACTTTAGCTTTTGCTGCATCAAACATTGACTTAATCAATCTCATTTCAGCAAGAAGCTCTAGTTGAGTATCTGTAGGATCATAAGCACCTAGATCAATTTCACCTAGCTTATCATAGTAAAGATTCAAAGCTTGAGTCATTCTCAAGTGATTATATTCTACGTATACATATTCATTTGGAGATACACTATAGCGTACTACGTAAATACCATCACCTATTTCAGCTGAGGTTGTATCACAGCCAATCTTTTGTACACCTAGGGTACAAGCATTAAGTACGTAGTTAAATCCAGCTACAGCGTCAATGTCCTGGGTTGAATTAAAACCAGGAGAAAGTATCTGTAAGGTAGGACACTCAATGCTTAAGTCTTTGCTGTAAGCACTAGTATCTACTACCCTAAAAAGTTTAGGATTAGTTGTTTCTAACACCTCTAAACTTAATTCATGTTTTGTGGCCATAATAGTTATATTAATTAAGCAACTGGGCTCATAAATAATTTACTAAAAAATAAGTTTATATCAAAGAAAAAGGGGAGTAGAGATAAACCCCACTCCCCTTTAAATGAATTATATACTAATTATTAGTATACTTCTTTAACAATACCAGCTGCAGCAGCAAGAGCATCCATGTAAAGCTCTACATCAGAAGCTTGACCTGAACCTGCAGGAGCATAAATAGTCAACAAATATTGATCACTGTTGTGCATACCTGATGGATTGTAAGAACGTGGGATGCTGTGAAGAATATTGAAAGCTTTGTAAGAAGCAGTACGATCTACTTCAAGAGCAATGCTATCAGTAATTTCACGCATACGTGGGTCACTGTTCCATGGTTCTTGTGCATATCTGTTAGAAAGAATAAACTCACGGATAACAGACTCACCAAAACCTTCACCTTGTGTTCCAGCAACTAGTACTGCATCATCAAAGTTGTTTACACAGATATCACCACTTTCATTCAATTCAGAAAGAAGAATCTGTACAGGCTCTTTTTCAAAGTGATCTTTAGGATCAAATGAACAGTCACCAAATTTAGTGTCAACGTAAGCACCTTTAAGTACCAAACGTGCAGAAGCATGAGCACCAGGAGCAGATCCTGCAGGAGCAGTTACTTTGTTCCATGCAGCACCATCAAATGTTTCTACACTAGCTTCAACAAATGGTCCTACTAGAGGCTCATTCTCAATTTGAGAAGCCATCTCCAACAATACTTTAGCTGGCTCAACAGTAGCACCGTCAGCACACTGTACAGTGTAATCAGCAACAAAGTAAGAGTTACGTCCTAAGAAACGTAGAGCAGGAGAACCTTTAATGTCTACACGCAAGAAAACAGTTTCACCTTTAGTAAATGTTTCTGGATCAGCTACTTCAATAACAGCAGAAGAAGAAGTAGCAACTTTAGATTCAACTTCCCAAATTTTAGAAATAAATTTAGGGTTGATACCTTTAGACTTTACAGACTCTTGGTAACCACCATGGTGAGGACCAATTTTGTCTACACTGTGCAAGCTACCTTGCGCCAATGTGTAAAGACCTCCAGCTGCTACAGCACCAGGTGCTACAGAAACATAAGTTTTATCTAGAAGGGTCACTTGACCAGCACCTAGATCTTCAGAAGCTACACCACCCTGAACATCAGTGTCACGGGCAATGAAGACTTTTTTGTAAGCATGGGGAAAATAAGCCATGATTTAAAAAAATATTTAATTAATAAAAAACACAATTGTAAAGCATTTGCCTTACACTATAATATACAAAAATTATTATGTATTACGCTGTCCTGCAGCAATTTCTCTTTGGTAATTAGTTACATCCATAATATCACCAGCAATGATTGCTACAGCTTCATCAATAATGATTTCAGTAATATCGTCCTTAAACTCACAGGGTACATCTCCAGATGAGATGCTGCCAGTATAAGGATCTTTACATCCAGCAATTTCAATGTTTCTAGGAGATCTGTAGTAAGTAAGTGTAGGTTTGTAGATCGTAAAATCAGAATTACTGAAGATTTTAATTCTTCCTCCACTAATAGTACAAATAGTTTCTCCCCAATCATAATCTGGCCGTTTTAAAGGATCTCTTAAAATGAGATCAATGTTAGCTTCTTCTACTAAATATGTAGTCATATCTCTAGGAGGGCAACACTCAGTTTTAGCTAAAGTGCTGACCCTCTTAAAGGAGAGATAGTTATTGGGAAGAGAATTACTTACGTAAACATTATCAGACTCAATGCCTTGTAAACCAGTTGTTTCTAACAGTTCTTGAAGATCATCAATAAGCATTTTACTTTGCTCATCCCCTTCTTTAAAAACATTGTTTCCATGAAGCTGACGTCTACACCACTCAATCTGAGCTTTATTAAACGCTTCTACAATCTGCCAGCATTCTATATTATCATAGTCGTTACTAGCAAGCTTATTCAGCCTTTGCTTAAACTTAATTTGTAGTGTAGTATTATTCATAGCTGTTAGCTACCACAAGCTTCACAATCTTCTGGATTTTCTAAATTACAACTAGGTTGCTCTTTGTTCGTTAATTCATCTACAAAATCTGCAAATGAATCATCCAATTGAAAATCATCTTTTTCACTCATGGTCATTTTATATTTAGGAGTTCCACATTCCTTCTACATTACTCATCAGCTTCATCATCACCTCTTCATTGAGAGGGTTCTTTAAGAATGCTACTACATCTGAAGGAGTACGTCCTAAAGCTGTACCACTGTCTAGATCATAAATCATACCATCAGACTTAGTAGTAATCATTCTATACTGAGTTGCATCCTTAACAATAGCTTTCAACTTTAATGTCTCCATATCTAGTCTTGCAGCGTCTAAGAATGTTTGAGCACTCTTTTTCTTATTTCTATCAACACCTAAACCGTTTACATAATTATCCATGTTTTCATAGATAATGTCATTAGGTGTTGTCTTAGTGTATTGTGTGCTATTAGCATCAACAACCTTAGCAACTAAGAACATTTTATTAGCTTGCTTATCGTACATTTTCTGTAACTCAGCTAATGCTTTGTTACGTAACTTAGAAATCTCTGTACGATTTGCAGCCGTTGTTTCCAATTTGTCAAGGAAGAATTTAGGTGGCGTTGGTTTACTCCTTGCATCTTCCAAACTTTTTGATACAATTGAAAACCCTCCAGCTTCAATTGCATACAACTTAACCAAATCATAAGGATCTTTTACAGGATCCAAGAATACTGGGTCATTACCACACTTAAGTGAGATTCTGCTCCAGAAATCATCATTATCTGGTCTTAGTAATTTTACTTCCTTCCAGAAATCTTTACTTTCAGGATCAATTACATTTGCTGCTAAGTCTTGCTCTAGTGAAGCAACTACTTCACGTATCTCACGAATCTTAGCTTCTCTTTCATCTGCAGGCAGAGTTTTAACTTCTGGTGCAAATTCATTTAGTCCAGTAACATATCTCTTGATACCATTAATCTCTAAACAAGCAAGTTGCTCTTCATGGTATACACCATCCATTAGAGACATCTGATAATTCTCAAGACCCATGTTACCTACACTAGGGTCAAAATAAGGTCTGATAGCAATTTTACCAGACTTACCAATTTGGTACTTTTCAATAATAGTCACACTCATTTTTTTGGTTTTAAGTTAGTGTAATCTTGATGCTTGCCAGGGTTACCAGTCCTGATAAAGTAAGGTGTACAACAAGCAAATTAAAGAAGATTGGGAGAGGTTTTACCCTCTCCCTTCTACTATTCTTCTTAGAATGATCCTCCTGTTACAGGGTTTCTCATTACAATCTTCAACACCTTAGTTGCATCTTTAACCCAGATAGCAGGCATTGTTTGTGTCATGAATACACGGTATCCGTTAAAGTTACCAGAAGACTGGAATCCTTGTGAACGTCCCATGTAATCCATAGTACCATTTTGGTAGAACCACTTCAATTGGTTATCCCAAGACAATTTCAACAAGTAAATATTGTCATTACCGTTTTCAGTAACATCAAATACTACAAAGCTGTAAGAGCTTAGTGGGTGACCATCTACTAGAGGGTTCTCAATGTCATTAGTATGCAAGTTATCAAACGCAGGGTTCAATACAAACTTAACGTTAGCCAAGAAAGGAATAACGTAAGAAGTGTAAGCAAAACCAAAGTTCAAGTCCATGTTGCTACCAGATACAGCACCAATGTCTGTAGCACGTACCAAAAGACCAGAAGCATTAGCTTCAGCTTTAATAGCTTCATTTACAAGCTTCATACCACCCATACCAGTTTGAACAATGATCTGACGCTGTGGATCTGGTCCAGCAAGCTCTACACGTCCTTGGTAGAAGTTCATCAATTCTGCTTTAAACATATCTAGAGAGAATCCAGACTTGTTGTATACACGCTTGAATGAGTTATCCAACTGCTTCCACAAACCTACAGATAGACGTACATCATCTGGTCCATCCTGACGTACACGTCCACCATGACCCCACATTAAGTAAGTCTCAATATCTTTAGCAATCTTAGACAAGTGAGCAGCTTCCAAGTTAGTAACAAAAGTACGGCTCAATGAACCATTCTCCATGCTACGCTTAACTGCATCTTTACCCATCTTAGAAACCATATCTTCCAAGCTAGTAATAGAAGGATCCATACTCTGATCCATGTTACGCCAGATCTCAGTTACAGGAACTGTACCATCTGCACGCATACCACCTTTCATCATCATATCTGCACGTGAAGAAATGCTGTAGTGTACGTGAGCTTCTGCACCACCTACGTAGTTGTAGAACTCACGGAAACCAGTTGATACATCACCAATGTCAGAGAAACGCTCACCGTATTCACCTCTAGCAGAACCTTTACGGAAGAACTTAGTACCTGCAGCCAAGTACTTGTTGTCCAAGAATTTCAAGTTGTCATTGTTAACCAACTGTACAGTGTAGATGAATCCGTCACCTGAAGGAAGAATATCTTCTGCAGTTACGTATAATTCAGCTCCGTTGTACTTGTCGTAAGTAATGATGTCACCGTGACCAAATGCACGCTTGTTTACCTTAATTTTAAAGGTAGTGCCATCAACACCTTTACGCTCATTGCTTGCTTCAATGTCTTCAGTGATGTAAGGAAGATCCTGTACTACAGGTACTTGCCATTTGTACTCACCACGAGCATTATCAACAGTGATGGTATTTTTACCACCAAAAGATGCCATTTGGTATAGTGGCATTTCAACCTTTTGAGCCATAGCCCAAAGGTCTACAGGGCCCATATCAGTTGGTTCTGCACTACCTAGCATATTTGCCAAGTGATAAGAATCAACATGAGATGACGCCTTGTAAGAAGTATCTCTCAAAAAGATACCATTGTTCAAAACAGGAGTTGCCATGTTTATCTAAATTTAGGATTAGTAATTATTGTTAAAATCTTTTAAATATGTTAGTTGGTCTAGGAATACCTCTAGACTTTCTAATTTCTTTTTCTTCAGCTACACTTGAAGATTGACGTTTGCTTTGTTCAGTCTTCAATTGTCTTACAGTCTTCTCAACAGTTTCTGCTTTAGCTCCTTCTTTAATCTTACTATGGTAACCATCTCTATCAGATAGCAACCAAAGAGCTTCAGCAATTAACTCATGATTAGGCTCTACGTATTGATACTTTTCTAGCAAGTGACCCAGCATGTTAGTCTGTCTACCAGATACTGACTGATAATTAGGCTCTACTAGACCTTGGTATAATGTTGCTTGAGTTTTCTTATCAAGTTTAATACCGCCAAGCTCACCAGCTTTTAAAGTCTCATATACATTCTCCATATAGTTATTAGCGGCTTCAGCTTGTCTTTGCTTACGCTCCTCTTGTTCAGCAACTCTCTGCTGTACAATTTTTTCTTGCATTCTGTCCAACTTAGGTTTGAACTTATTTGCAAGCTGTTCTAGCCTACCAATATCTTTATAGGATTCAATCTCTTCTTGAATTTCTTCTGCATCACCAAAACCAGTAGCTGAAAGATATTCTCTTACAATTACCTCTTGATCTTGTTCTACAGTAGGGTCTAATGATCTGGATTGTTCTACCTGCGCTAGTGCACTAAATAGTCCTTTAAGATCTTGACCGCCATTTGCTACATATTTAGCAGCATACTGAAGTTCTTCTGGCAATGATTGAAAAAATTCTTGAGGTGTTTCTTCTCTTAGCTTACGTTCTCTTTCTTGAAAGTTAGCTTCAATTAGTTCTTGAAAGTCTTTAGCTGTATATTCTTCAATTGGCTTATCATCTTCAAATGGAATTAACTTCTCATCTTCAATAAGCTTTGTAAATACATCAGCTACACCTTCAATCTTTTTACGACCTCTTTTCTTTTTAGGCTCATTATCTTCATCATCTTCATCAGATGACTCAACTTCATTTACTAAATCATCAAAAGATTCTTTTGACTCTTTAGCTTCAGGCTCTTCAGAAGAGTCTTCTACAGCTTCTGCTACAGGCTCATCTTCATCTTCACCATCAAGAAAAGACAAATCTGTCTTCTTATTTGAAAGAACGTTTGCAGTTTTATCTGCCTCTTCAGTAGGTACTGTTACAGACTCTGCACCAGGCATACCAAAGATTTCATCTAAGTCTACATCTACTTGCGTAACATTTGTAGACTCCTCTACGGGTGTGGTTTTTTCTTCACTCATAATTTTGTTGGTTTTCTCTCACTATTAATATACAAATCTCCTTGGAATAAACCTTGGAGATTTGTAAAAACGTTATATAAAAAATGTGATTTTGAACAGTATATAGCTAAGACCTATTCTTCTTTCTTATTAGATTTTCTGTTTGCAGAAAGATCATACTTATTTTTATTCTCTCTAGCAATCTCTAACTGGGTATTTGCAATACGTTCTTTAGATTGAAACTCTTCTCTTTTCAAAGCAATATTCTGTTGCTGTATTGCTTTTTTATTGTTTTCAGCTTCTCTCTTTAATTCTGTCTGAGCTTGATATCTTTCAGTTTCTCTGATTTCTTTCAAAGCATCTTGATAATCTGAAACTTCATTTTTATTGATATCTTGCATTGCACCATATCCAGCTGCTCTAATTTCAGCTTGAATCAATCTGTTTTGACGATCCTTATCATTTTGATCAGCCTCAAACTGTCTAGCCATTTCTTTTTCTTGAGCTTCTGCTTGAAGTCTTTGTTGCTCCATTTGCATAGCTTGCTGCTGTTGCTCTTGACGTTGTTGAATTTGCTTTTGCTCAGCATCTTTCATAATATCAGTAACTTCAGCAATACTATCTGATTTAATAATATTACCAAGGTCATAAATACTAGCACCAGTAGTATTATTAGTAAGAGCCATTTGCTTAAGCTGTTCAAGAATTCTTCTATGATTAGCTTTAGTAGTACAGAAAATGTTAAAGTCTCTTAGCAATAAATCTCTACCATTAATACTAAAGTTTATTTTTTCATCATTAGATGTAATATACTGAAGTCTAACAGAAGGATTATTACTATGATAATATTGAGCCAAGTCTGTACGCATTTGATGTACTCTAGGCATTAGATGATCAGAATGCTGAATAAAGTATGATTCAGTCTGAGCATAAGAACTCTCTAAGGATGCTTGTACACCTGTAGCAGTTTGTTGTTCCATAGCACCACCTAAACGCTGTGCATTTACACCAATAGATTCAAATGCTTGATTCTTAAAGTAGTTAGCAAGTTGAGTTCTAGAAAGCAATCTATTAGTCTGCTCTAGATTTAACACCTGATAGTGCTGGAAGTTAAGAGCATTCTCTGTATTAGTAATAGATGTATCAAGAGGAAGCATTTGGAAGTCCTTCATTGCTACATATGCTTTAGCCAAATTATTCTTACCCCAGTCTTCCCCTAGTGAGTGACGAGGAATAGCATTTTGGTCAAGCATAATTACTGTACCTAATTCATCTACAAGAATATCAGCAATCTGATTGTTTACAATATTATATCCAATTTGATATGGCTTCATCAAATCTACTAGAGATACAGATTTTGTATTTCTATCAGAGAATACAGCTCCTTCTACAGGTAGCTTACAACCATATAATGTTTGATCTCCTTTAAATTGGAATTTAAGTCTTCCTGGTTCGGGTCTATCAATACCTAAGTAGATAGCTTCAATACCATCTGGTGAAGTCATACCCCAATATGTAGGATGATTAGGTCCAATTTTAACACCACCCCAAACTTCATTAATCCAAATCCAATCAATATGATCACCAAAGATTACACTCTCTTTAGTTTTCTGCTTAGATGATGTAGTATTATATAAAGGTTTATCAACTACAGTATAGTTATCAGTAACAATATCTTGAATAACAGTACCATCTTCTAAAACCTTTGTAAGATGACCCACACGTCTTTGAGTTTTCCAATATACAGTAGAAACTCTTAACATGAATGTATTACCAAAATCAAACAAGTCTTCTGACTCACCAAGAATCCAATCTACAATATCACCACCAGCACCTAAACCTAGTTCAGTATGTGCCATAAATTGACGGTAACCTAAAGAACCGTTTTCAATACTATTCCATTCTGGAGATCTAGTACCATCATAAAAAGATCCATCATTAGGAATACCTGGAATAGCATAACCTGCAGAACGTGCAGGATAAACTTCTTCTAGTTCTTTAATTTGATCCTCTGTCATTAAGTAACCATACTTATCAATGACATCAGCAACCGTCATCATATCTGATTTACCAACCCAGTTAGCTTGTGAGATATAACGCACATCTGGAGACTTATGATAGAATGTAAGAACAGGATTCCACAGTTCAATATCATAATCATCTTCTCCCATACGGAAATGCCAGAACTCTCTATCTGTAATGAGCATATCTTTAAATGCACGTTCTTCAAGCTCATACATTTTAAAACGCTCTTCATCTACTTTAGTCTGATGCATTGCCCATTCTTCAACCATAGATCTATAATCTTTACGGAAGAAGTCTTCAATTTCTGGAAGAGTTTTAAGATTTTGTTTAGAAAGCATTTGCTGAATTTCAGGATTCTGAAAATCTGCACCCTGCTGAGCTAACTTAGTAAGAATCTTAGAAGCTGCATCAGCTAATAAAGTTTCTTCTATCATTGCTCTTTTCTGCTCTAAGAGCTCATTATAAGAAGTATCATCTACTGCACGAAAAGTAACTCTTGCATACTTAGATGCAAACTCCCCCATAAGAACATTGATAACATTTGGGATAATTGGGTAGAATTTGAGTTCTAATGCAGATACATCTTCTTGGGTCAATTGGTCTACTAAATCAGCATAAAGGTTATCTTCTTCTACAATGTAGTCAGTTTTATCAATGATACCTTTAGCCAGCTTATAGTTCTTAAGCAAACGTCTAGAGTTTCTCTTAAGTTGCTTCTGACCTTGTACTTCAATCCAGTCTATGTTCCATGCAGCCCACTCCTTATCTTTCTTCTTTTCTGGAAGAAATTGTGTAGGCTGTTCAAGGGTGCCCATTTTATTTTTCTCTACCCTTGCACCGGCCTTAGCCTGCATTGCATTTATAATCTTAGGCATGTTATCTTATATTTTTAAAAGCGGAACGCTTTCCTTTACCTCCCATAATACCTTTACCTTTCCCTCCAATATGTCTAAAGGGACTCATATTTAATTTAGTCATTTTCTGCGTATTATCCAATTTTACAGATGACTCATTATCAACTCTTTTAGCGTAACCTCTATTAGCTTGCTGTACTTTTGCAAATCCTATCAATGCTGCAAATGATACAAGTCTATCCACGTTAACACCAGGCTGATATGCCTGCATCTCTTTCATAAGCATGATGTCAGGTATACGTTCAACACCAAAGGTTCTTTTTAATATAGTACCATCGGTGTCAGTTTCAATATCTATTTCTTCTTTTAAATACTCAATTGCATAGTTAATTAAGTGAGACTTAAACAGTGTACCAGTATTTTTCCAACCATACTCAGCATATACACTTCTATTACTACCTAAGTCTTTAAGAAACAGAACCTGATCTTTAGGTACTAACCATTTTTGTTTACGCTTTGCAATCATGTATTGAATAAATAAAGATACGTTATTCTCTACTAGTGTCCAGGCTTTATAATATTCAATAATTTTTTCTAACTGCTCGTGTGTCTTATTAATATCATCATATCTACCACACCATGCAGCCACAATGCCATCACCTTCTACAAAGCTCTTAGGTCCCTCGTCAGTAATCTTTGTTACCTCTACTGGATTCTTATATACATAGATACTACAAAGTGACTCAGAAGTGGTTGTTTTACCTTCTCCAACAGGATCCACACTTGCATAGTACATTCCAAACTCAGGCTTATCTACAGGTCTTTCATAAACACATAGTACACCTGTTTTATCTTCTTGACGTTTATCTACAGGAAATGTATTAATAGGCTGCTTTCTGCTTTTATGAGCTATAACATCTGTACCATTCTCTGCCCACTCTAGTTCTAAGTATTCTACTGGATACTCTTTATCTTCAATACGTTGTGTTTGTGAAGATATAAGGTTTTGAGGGAAGAGTGACTCTTTACGATAAGCAAACGCCTCTGCAATATTTGTTGGTTTTTGAGAAATTCTCAATTGATATTGCTCAGGACTTAAATCTCTTTTCCATGTTGCTCTCTCTTCCTGAATAGCTTTCAATGATTCTTCTACTAATGAGTTACCCCACTCATCAATAAAAGGCGGCATTGACCACTGTTCAGGTATAAAGAGTCCCACTTCACCTCTACTACCTTTTTCATCTAGCAGGTTGGTTTGTACTGCGTAGATGTCATTTGATTTTGGATTAAGTACCATTTGTTTCAGCGGCTCACACTGATCCAAATCACCCACTGATCCTGCTGCAATGAACATACCAGTAGTTATTTGACCTGACGACATTGCAGGTCTTATGTATTCATATGTCTGATCCATCTTAGGAGCAATACCTGCTTCCTCATGAAAGAAATAAGTTACAGGACCCCCTACACCTTTGGTTGCATTCTTTTCAAAAGACATACCCTGTATCTTAGACATCAGACCTTTATTAGTCTTTCTACCATTTATAGATACTTCAATTTTTTGCTCCCAAAGTAGCGTCTTATCTGGGTTTGCTGGTCTATACCAAGCAGTATGTTCATTCAAAAAGTTCTTATATTCATCTAAGAATTTCCAAGTACCTTCATCATTCACATAAGATTTCAAAGAAGCTCCCATCTTAAGGATGGCACCCTCTTCAAACCAATAAGTATTTATTAGTTTACCTGCATGAAAATATGACGATGCTATCTGACGTTTTTTCAGAATAGCAGAATGTTTGTAATTAGCTTCTGCCAACCATTCATATAAGGCCATGTGATACTGAGCATCTCTAACCTTAGCAAAGCCATACTTCTTTTCTTCTTTATCATAGATTGGTAAGAAATTTAACCACATGTAATAGTCTCTAGTAAGATACCATGTGTCATTTGTCCCCTTTACTATAATACCATTTCTGCATTTATTTTTCTGATCATCCCAATATGCAATAAATTCTTTTGACATAAACGGAGCAGTACAATAAACTCCATATTTATTGAATTTACTGGCTTCAGAGTTAAACACTTCAGTCTCTTCAGTAAAATTATATAGCCCAGGTTCTTTAAAAAGTTCAGTTATAAACTTGACAAGTTCATTTTTATGTCCGAACTTTACCTCAGACCAGCTTTGGTCCTTACTATTATAACAAGGGATTAAGATATCAGACATCACATTTGATCATATGATAGATTTTGACCACCTCTAACAGATGACTTCTGCTCTTCTTGAAGATCTGAATAAGCTCCTTTAAAAGAATTTCTAATCTGTTCAAATTTAGCAGCTGCATTTACTATCTGATTAATATTCCCATCCCTTCCATGTTCTATAGGAGTTTTGATCATATAATCCGCTAGACGATCTAGCATAGAAGCAATACCTTTATAAGCTCTATAGGTAGGTGTCTCATACATAAGGGCACAATTCTTAACCGCCTCTTTTATAGAGAGATCTTCAGGATCAAATTCAGAAAACTCTTCTCCTGTCCGTAACTCCCTAAGAATCAGTTCCTCCTTATCCCTATCAGGAATATTAAAGAAAGGATTCATATCAGGATTAGGACAAGTCATATAAAATATATAAGCATATACATCCAGATGATCTTCAGGATATTCTTCTCTAATCACTTTTAAGAAGTTAAGAGTATAAGAATGTTCTGACGGAATAACTGTCCCATTCTGAATATCAAATAGTTTTACTAGCATTCTTGATTTTCTTTTAAATGTTTCAAAATGTTTGCCACCTCTTCTTTTAGATATGGTAGTTCGTAGTAAACTATATCTTCAATAACAGGATCTCCTTGAGGAGTACGGGCATAAATAGGGTACCCATTTGCGTCTTCCTCTTCTTTCTTAAACTTGACATGCTGTATAACTAGATTGCCAGGTTTAAGACGTCTATTATGCTTTAAGATAATATACATGTAAAGGGATAACTGTAAATTATAATGGTTTAAATTACAATCATCAAGGTGTGCTACAGGGGCTAACATCTTTTTAGATACACCTTCCCAGTTTACATAAGACTTGCTCTTAATCTCTTTGTTTGTTTTGTAATCTGTAATATGTACATACCCATTTACAACTTCTACTAAATCTGACTGACCTGAAACGCCTGCAGATTTAAGATATACAAGTAGCTCTGGATATACACCATCTGTTAGTTTTTGAGATGGAGCAAACTTTTTATGACCTTCTATAATAGGTCTTACTATAGGTACTTCCTTGCCGTAACGTTCAATAGTACTGAACTCAAGGAGATCACTTTCACGTTGGTTATGGTACCAATTACCTAATTCCATAGCTCTTTCTCCTTCTGCATCCCAGATTGATTTAATCTGATCAGGAGTTTTACCAAACCATTTAGACTTAGGACTTTTAGATACCTTTTCTGCAACACCGTCTCTATCAAAAGGTTGCTTAAATTTAGAAATGACAGATGTAGTGCTAGTCCAAATGATTGGCTCGCCATCTATACTTTCATATTTGTGGTTCTCTTCTGTAAATACTACAGACATAACTTACCATTTTCCTTCTGGACACGTGTCCCCAACGCTGCGTGTCTTAAATTCTAATGAGCATCCACAGCTACCGCAACAGGGTTGGGTACCAGGAGCAAAGCATTTAGTACCCTTTAAGTCTATAAGAGGACACTCCTTGCAAATACTCATTCTTACTTCAGCTATCTTTTCTACATGATCAGTTTTAACCATATAGTTTTTAATACCTTCTAAGATTCTATGTCTTTTAGACCAAACCTCTTTAAGAATCCTTACTGTTTTCTTTATTGAATTCATTCTTATTGGTATTAAGTTTTTCAAACTTTTCTTCTAGTGCTTTGAGCTTAACTAAATCTGTACTATTTTTTCTAAAAGAGTCATACTTAGTAAACTCATGAGGATTAAGCTTAGTCAAAAGATTTTCCTTATCCTGGATCAACTTTCTAACTTTCGCTCTCCTGGCTTTAAAAGTACCTAGCTTAGGTATTAGTATACTTGTATCCTCTAATGACGACAGAGCCCTTCTAACACGGCTGTAAAAGAAGCTTATTGCGTCTGATACAAGTTCTTCATTCCAGTTATTCTCTTCTACAAGCTTACTGGTTATCTCTTTGTACTTCTTCGGCTTCAACTGCAACAAATTTAAAATCTAATAATACAGTTCCGTTGACCTGTATATTCAGCGTATCATTCAAACGAATGGTTTTACGACCTTTTCCTTGTTTAACAAGCAGGTTCTTCTTCTCTGCTTTATTAATAGCGTTACGTGCTGACTGAGGAGTCTTAAATATCTTAAGCTCTGCAACTCTATTACAAAAAGAAGTAAGCTCTTCTTGCTCTGATAAACCTAATTCAGTAAGACATCTAAGATCTGACTCACTAACTTGGATGTTATTCAGAAAGCAATGAGTCAAAATTTGGTATTTAACCACATCTCTCTTATCAAGCTTTACCCTTTTATCTACCTTATTCACTAGCATTTTCAACATCTTCCTCTGATTGGGTCATTTGCAATACATATGCATCAGCTTGCAGTCTTTCTGCACGAGCTTTTGATATATCTCTAAGCAATTGTTCATATTCTAACTGCTTTGTTAGATACTCTACTTCTGTAGTATAAAACGCATGTAATTTTTCTTTACGTTCTGCGTATTCTTCTTCTGACATATTATTATCTGCCATGATTGTTGGTTTTAAGTTTACAATACTAATATACAAAATAAGTTTAAATATTTAAAATTTATTTATTACCTTGGTGGTATGGAAGAGATCTATACAGTTATTCAATCTACAGGAGTATATCCAGAATGGTTTACTACAACCACAGCTCCATTGAACCTAACACTCAACTATTATACAAAAGATGAAGTATCTTTTTATACTGATTACTTTAGTCAGCACATATAGTATAAAAGCACAAGAGTGTAGCCCATATTTTGATATTCCTAAGTATGAGCTGTCTAATAAAAAATCTGGTGGCATTGGCTATATATCATGTTTTCACGCTAGAGGTGTAGTTGCAGAAGCAGGTTATGACAAACTTTTTATAGGGTTACTTGCAATGGGTGAAGGTCATCATGGTGCTGTCTATACCTTTTAACAGTA